GATGCCGAATATCTGTGGTTGAACGTCTGCACCAGACCGCCGCATCTTGTCTCGATTTGCGGGATGAATCCGGCGGTGAAAGAGCTCGCGGGGGCGAAAGTCGACGCGGCGCTTCGCAAGTTCCGTCATTGCATGGAGGGCGGCCACTGGCCCGCCTACGCGAACCGCGTCTACTACCTAGACTTGCCGGCGTGGGAAGTCGCGCGATTCGAGGAACATCAGATTGAGAGTCCGTTCCAATGAGTTTCACTTTCCGCCCCGCAGTCCGCCAGAATGTCAGCCTGCTAATCGGGCTCGCCGGTGCATCCGGCAGCGGCAAGACGTACACCGCAATGCGCGTCGCGAAAGGCATCGCAGGCGACAAGCCATTTTGCGTGATCGACACGGAGGCCGGTCGCGCGAAGCACTATGCGGACCTATTCAAGTTTGACCACGGCGACCTGCCGCCGCCATTCACGCCGGACCGCTATGCGGACGCGATCGCCGCCGCGGACGCGGCCGGCTATACGGCGATCGTGCTTGACAGCATGAGTCACGAATGGGCGGGGGAGGGCGGCGTGCTCGATATGCAGGAGGAAGCGCACGCGAAGTCGAATTACTCGGAAGGCGCGCGGATGGCGTCGTGGATCAAGCCCAAGATGGCGCACAAGCAAATGGTGCAAAAGCTGCTGCAGGTGCGCGCGCACTTGATTCTATGCTTTCGCGCCGAGCCGAAGATCGAGATGGTGAAGGAAGGCGGGAAAACGGTCGTCAAGCCGAAGGAGTCGTTGATCGGCTATCAAGGGTGGATCCCCGTCACCGAAAAGTCCATGCCGTTCGAGCTCACGGTATCGTTTATGCTGACGCCGGACCGGCCAGGCTATCCGCATCCGATCAAGCTGCAGGAGCAGCACAAAGCGTTGTTCCCCCTCGACAAGCCGATAGACGAGACATCAGGCACACGTCTCGCCGCGTGGGCTCGCGGGAGTGGGGAGTCCGACCCCCCCGCCGATCCTTCCCTCTCTCGGGAGTCGGCGGGGGCAGAGGATGACGTGCTCGCAACGCTGCGTGAAAAATCGTTGCTCGGGGTGAAGGAGTTGCGGTTTTATTGGGAATCGCTTGGGGAAAGCGTGCAGAGCAAGTATCGCCGCAATGGCGAATTTGAGAAGTGTCGCGACGCCGCACGCAAAGCAGACGGGAGCCGGCATAGTGAACCCGCCGATCATTGAGATAACCGCGCACGACGACGGGCGTGTGACCTACGTCACGCGGCCGAGCAATTTCGGACCGCCGCACTACGGCGTGATTCTCGGCGCGCTCATTCAATACCTGGCCGAGATGTTAGTGGTCGACAATCCGCGCATCGACCACGACATTACCGTGCAGGAGATTGTGCGGAACACGCTCTCGGCATTGCACGAGAAAGACGCCACCCGCGAGCCGTTAGGACGGATGCAATGACCGACAATCTGCACGGAACGCCGGTCAAGCGGAAATACTGGATTCGCTTTCAAGTCATGCTGGCGCCGCAAGGCGGCGGACCGCTGCAGACCGTGGGGCAGGGCGACATGGAAGTGCAGCGCGACTTGCCGATCTGCGACACGAACGATTTGGCCGCTGTCGCGAAAGTCGTCGCGGAGCAAGTGCTAAAACAGCAACCGGGGCTCGTCGGGGCGACGGTGAATATCGTCAGTTGGCAGAAATTCGAGGACGCGACGCTAGTGATCGCGCGTCCGCACTAATTGACGAGCTTCGGTTCCTGCGACTGCACTTCGATCGTCTCGCGGGTCACGCGGATGCGCGGCGCGTGATCGTTGAACGATTTCCGCATCGCCGCCAGTAGGTCATCCATTGGCGCCGCGCCGACCGCCCCGCCCGCGTCGGCGTAGACCACGAGCGCCTTCGCCGCCAGGTACTTGACCTGGTTCTGCATCGAGTTGTCGGCTATCGGCATACACGCCAAGTCGCGCAGCGCATCGAGTCCAGCGCAAGCGTAGAGCTTCTTGCGCTCGTCGATGACGTCGGCGAACTGTTCGGGCTTGATCGTCTGCCGGGCGATTTGAACGGCGTCCGTTTTCAAGTCGCCGAAAATGCGGTCGCGCATCGCCGCGATTTCTTCGGGCGACAGGACCGGCGCTTTCTTGGTCTTGTTGTCGCCCGCGTGCGGGACGACGACCTTAGTAGGCAAGGCCGGTGGCGTATCCGTGCTTTTGGATTCGGGGGATTCCATCAATGAGCCTTTTCGTGCGACCAATATCCGTGCGAAAAAACGGGCTGTTGGGGATGCGAATTTTCTCGACGGCCGCGTAGGCCGACCGGCGGGCGCCTGTGATGGTATCGCCGGTGCCGGTGACGATCAACACATAGTCGCCGGCCGTCGCGTAGGTGGGCGCCATCATTACCTGGCCGTCAATGAGCACCGGCGCCTCGACCATCATCGCCTCAGAGAGATGGACGTGCTCGCGGTCCGTCGCGCCGTAGATCGGAATGCCGCAGAGCTCTTTTGCCGTGACGTGGGAATAGGGAAAGTCCGGGATCGCGACGACGACCGACACGGAAACGCGCCCGTCGACCGCCTGCAGCGTGTCTTTGCCGACCACTAGGTCGAGCATCCACTGCGCCGGGTCATCGTTGGTCAGCAAGGATTCGATGTTGTGCCGCAGCGGCCATCCGTCGCGCATCGTCCATTCGAGTGGCCAGGGTTGCCCGGCGTCGTCGATGATCGCGTTGTTGTCGACGTAGCCGACGTAATCGAGCTTCTTCAACAACGGCGTTATTGGAAGCAGGATTTGCTCGGCGAGCTTCGACTTTCGCACCAGGCGCACGAGCGTACCCATCTCGCCAGTGTTCGGCCCCTGGTCGCCATTCATCAGCTTCTTGTGCTCGAAGGATTCGACGAACCACTTCGACCATCCGCCGGGTCCATAGAACCCGCCAACAGCCATCTCGGTGCCGGATTTTTTCTCCTGCAGGATGAAGCCCTCCGAGCGCGCCGCCTCGACGTACTTCGGATTCTTCGACCACCGATCGAGCATGTAGGTCAGATCCGCCGCATCATGCGCGACGTAGGACATGGCTTTGTCCGCCTCGCCGCTCGGCTTGCTCACCAGGTACTCGGGATTCTTCAAGACGAACGCCATCGCCGCCTTGTGGTCATTGAAGGCGCGCGTGGGGATGGTCTTGATGCCGTACCGCTTCATCGCGGCTTGGCCGATTTCACGGTCGAGCTCTAGGTCGGTCGACGCCGGTGTGCCGCCAAATATCGGGTATCCGTCCTCCCGGTACGGTTCCAGGCGGTCCATGTAGTGCGTGTTGTCGGGGAGCCATATCAAGTCTGCCCACTCGACCCATCGACGCCACACCGACTCGTAGTCCGTGATCTTCGCGATGATGCCTTCGCCGGCGCGGCGCGGGCTTCCGTCCTTGCGCGCCTTGTCCCACCACCGGAGCTCCCATCCGGCGCGCTTGGCCCGCATCGCGACGTCGAGCCCGTTCGAGCCGACGTCGATTATCAGCAACCGGCGCGTCACTTGTCGGGCGGTGGAATCATGCCGAAGGGGATCGCTCCGGCCGCGACGCCGGCCGCGCGGCCGCGGCGGCCTGGGGGCCTCAGTAGCATCCGCTCGGGGAGCGAGAGGCCGGCGGGGCTGTAGATCGGCGACAGGCCCGCCATGCCGGCGAGTCCGCCGGGAATGCCGAGGATTCCCATGCCCTTCTTGCCGAGGCCCGAGCTCACGAGCGCCGCCACGAGTGCCTGCGTCGGCGTGCCGGAGTCCGGCAGCGTGTCGCCGATGATCTTCTGCGCCGCCTTGCCGAAGTCCTGCATGGGCGCCTTGCCGATCGACGACAGGTGCTTGTCCTTCGACTTGTCCTTGTCCTTGATCGCCTGCAGGAATTGCGCCGGCGTGAAGAAACCGTCCTTGGATTTCCCCGCGGCGCGCTCGACGATCTTGTATTTCGCGTATCCGCGATCGACCGCCTTCATCTCGGCTGCAAGCTGCGGATTCTCGCGTTCGAGCGCCCGGTTGATCGCCGCTTGCACTTCCTTAAGCGCCTGCGCCTGGTCGCGGACGTCGCGGTTCTCGCTGTTCTTTTTGAGGTTGATTTCCCGGCGTAGGTTGCTCTGCATGGTCTTGATCGTTTCGCCGCCGACAACCTGCTCCCTGCCGGACGGCGTTGCGCCTGGCCTGGATCCGGCAATATCGCCGGCCGTGCGCGCTTTGGGTTTCGGCAGTCCGGGGAAGCGGTCGAGCACTTCGGCATTGATGATGCGCTCGAGCTCGTCGGCGTACTTCTTCGGCATCTTCGACGACTTCGCCATCGCGATCACATTGTCGATGTCGGCGCGCAGAGACGGACCCGGCGGCGGGATCTGTCCGGGGACGGCCGGCGTCCCCGGCATCCCTTCGGGCGGCTTCGGTCCCAGGCGAATTTTCCCGCGGGCCTGCACGTCGGCGTATGCCTGCTGAAATTTCTCGTAGGCGTCCGCGATCATGTCGT